GACGAACATGCTAAAATGCATGAACTAGGCATTGCACATGGACACGGTGGAAACAAAGGTGCATATGAGATGTCTGGAAAACTACAACATAATCATGATGAATAATGGATTACAAAACTACTGGTGTTGATATAGAAGCAGGAGATGCTTTTGTAAATGATATATCTCAAATGGTTAAATCTACTCATAGGCCTGAGGTCTTGGGTAGATTTGGTGGTTTTAATGGGATGACTAAAATCCCTGCTGGATATGAGAAACCTGTATTGGTTTCTGGTGCTGATGGTGTAGGAACTAAAGTTCATGTTGCTGAATTAAATGCAACTGCTAATCCATCTGTTATGCGTGGTATAGGACTTGATCTTGTTGCTATGTGTGTGAATGATGTAATCACATGTGGTGCAAAACCATTATATTTCTTGGATTATATTTGTACATCAGATATAAAAACATATGGAGATTGGGTAAAGGAATTAGTTAGTGGTATAGCAGAAGGATGTAATCTTTCTGGATGTAGTTTGTTGGGTGGTGAAACAGCAGAACATCCAAGAAGGAGGAGTATGGTAGATCCTATCAGAGATATTGCAGGATTTTGTACTGGTATTGTAGAAGAGAATGAAATAATAGATGGTAGTTTAATTCGTGAGAGTGATGTAGTTATTGGTATTGAGAGTAGTGGTCTTCATAGTAATGGATATAGTTTGATTAGAGATATGTTATGGAGACATAAGATATATCTTAAAGAGATGCCAGAACTTCTTAATCCTACTACCATCTATGCTCCTGTAGTAAAAGACCTATTAGAAGAGTTTCCTATTCTTGGTATGGCACATATTACTGGTGGTGGTATACCAGGTAATTTACCAAGATGTATTCCAGATGGTTTGACAGCACGTGTTGATTATAATTCTTGGCCTTTCCCTGAGTTATTCAGCAAGATTATGCTTGCTGGTGAGATACCAGAAGAGGAGATGAAGAAGACATTTAATATGGGTATTGGTTATTGTCTAGTAGTTCCACCTGATGTTGTTACAGATGTTCAGTTGAGAATACATGGACATGATATGAAGTCATGGGTAATAGGTGAGATAACTATATAAGAGTAGATATTACTATTCTTATGTCAGAAGAAGTAAAAGAACCAACGGTTGAAGAAGAAAAACCTAAAGGTGTATTTGCAAAAATTAAAGAGAAACTAGTACCAGACCAAGACGAACAACAAGCAATCATTAGTACATTTGTACGTCTTGGTATTCTTGTGTGGTCCGGCGGAATATTGACTCTTAATTATGTGACGATTCCTGGATTTCCTCAAGGTAAAATAGATCCAACTTTCATAGCTTCAGTGTTCACAGGGGTTTTAGCTACCTTTGGCGTTCAGACAGCAAAGAATAAATCTAATGGTAATGGTAATGGAGCAAATGGTGGACCTCCTCCAGTTACTGCAAAAGATATTGAAGCAATCATGGCAAAATCATCTGGTGGTCCTGTTCAAACAATTAGAGTAGAGCAAGCACCTCTTAAAATTACTACAGATACAAAACCTGAAAAACCTTATACATTATAAAATCGATTCATTGTTATGACTATTTGGCAAAATTATATAAGCACCTATAGGTCAATGTTGCCCTGTAAGATTGAAAACTTATGGGCATCTTGGCAAGCAAAGGGAACATCTCTGAATGCTATAGATCATTCACATCAATATCTACTTAAGTCAAGACAGGTTGATATACATGATGGGAAGAATGTTGACATCTTTAATTGTATAGCATACCCAAAGACAGGGAGTAATCTTCCTTGTTTTGGTATGGACTTGATGAAGTTTTCACCAAAGAAGATTATTATAGTATTTGATTTTCAACATCCAGTAGAAAATTATTTGTTTGAGGTTCCAGGATTACCATACGGAAGAGGTGATTATCGATTCTTTGAGCCAGGTAATCATTTCTCAAAGAATATTTACATACAATATTGTAATGAATATGAGGTTGATGCTCATCTACCTATGTTTGAAAAGTATCTTCAATGTTATGTTGACATGTTAGATGCTACTAAACCAACTGGTGAGGATACAACTTTCTATAAGGACTTTGATACTTACATGACAAAACTTGACCCAGTATCAGGATTTCTTACTGGTAAGTTTGGTAAAGAAAAGGCAGAAAGTTTAGTCAATGATTTCTTATTCTCATATAAATAAAGTGATTTTATAATTATGAATTATGATTACTCATAGTAAGAAATTAGTCGTTAATGGGAGTAAGGTTACTACATTAGAACATTTTGCTCCAGTTCATAAAAGATCGAGAGCAGGTTCTAATGGTAAATTAATAATGTGTCCTCATTGTGGAAGTAAGCAATCAATAAATAATTTTTCATGGTCAACTTTAGAATGTGCACATTGTCAATCTAAAGTTAATAAGTATGATTGGATGGTTGACCAAACAGATACATGGAGGACTCCTAAGTAATGTGGAACTTAAACATTGGTAAAGCATTTCATGACCTTAAGGAATGGGATAAGGCATGGGCAAAGAAGATACAGGAGAAATTTAATTTAACGGATTATCAGATGCTATGTCTTGCATTTGGTAAAGGATTTATTATAGGTGCAATACTTTTATGATTGTAGTTAGTTGGGAAAATCTTAGAATACTTACTATAATGATATTGTTCGCTACATGGATTTACTTACTCATCGATTATTTGGGAAATGGAACTGAATGAAGATAATGTAATCAAAGTTTTAGAAGAACTTTTACCATATATTGAGGCAGATGGTGGATGGTTGGAGTTTGTGGGAATAGAAGAAGAGACTAATTATGTTAAGGTAAGATTGGGTGGTGCATGTTCTACATGTGCGATGAGTGCCATAACTTTAAAACAAGGTATAGAAAGTAAGTTAAAACATGAGATACCCGATTGTTATGGTGTTATCCAGGTACTCTAACAGAGTCAGTGAGTCCACACATTAATGCGTAAAAATACTTATATGATATAATAAATAAAATCATAGTACGGGATTGAAACAATCATGCCCCTGACTGAACAAAGACATTACACTGTAGGTTATCACGATCTACAACATCAACAATATGAAATATGTGAGTATGCTATGGATGCATACGAAGCTATAGAACACTCAAAAGAGGATGTGCCTTTTCTAAAAGCACATCCTCATTTTGTTGATTACTGCAATAATGCAGAGGTGGATAACATCTCTCGTCTTATGGCTGCAGGTATCCCTATGGGACACTAAATATGAAAAACAACGATTTAAAACACGAAATTATGTGGTGGATGAGTAGACTTACAATAATGATGACATCATTATTCCTTTCATTTACATTAGCAGCACAAGCATATGCTGCTGATATACAGATGGGTTCTGGGGGCAATTTAGTCTTCGAACCTAATGAGGTTACAATCAATGCTGGTGAGACAGTTACCTTTACTAATGGAGAGTTACCTCCTCACAATGTAGTATTTGCAGGACATGATGAATTATCTCATCCTGATCTAGCATTTATGAGTGGTGAGCAGTTCCCTGTTACTTTCACAGAAGCAGGAGATTA